CATCCGTGAGAATGTCTGTCAGATCTCTGAAATTTCCTTGCGAATCTTGCACTGACACAGATGTATCTCCAATTGCAATCGCTCCATCCTGCATCTTCTGCGTGATCTGAGTCATGATGGAAGACAGCTGTGTTCCTGCTTCAGACCCTTTAGTTCCCTGATTCGCCATGGCTTCCAAAAGTGCCGTTGTAGTCTCGATATCCTGTCCTGCTGTATGAAGATTGGCCGCGCAATTTCCATATGCTTCGCCCAGCTGCGTCGCTGATGTATTGCTGTTTGCCTGTGCGTAGGCCAGCATATCTGCCATCTTTGAAGATTCGCTGGCTTCCATTCCAAACGCAGACAGATAGTCCGTTACCATATCCGATGCCGATGCCAGATCCATCTCCGACGCTGCGGCCAGATTCAGAACGCCGTCAATGCCATCCAGCATACTTGCTGTGTCCCATCCGGCAAGGCTCATATACGAGAAACCTTCTGCCACTTCTGTAGCAGAGAATTTTGTAGAACTGCCAAGTTCCTTCGCTTTCTCTTCCAACTGTGTCAGTTCAGATCCCGATGATCCGGACAATGCAGATACTTTAGACATTGCCTCTTCAAAATCACTTCCGACTTCCACGGCATATTTCGTAGCGTCAACGGCAGCATCTTTTAGCTTTCCCAATTCTGTAACAGCAACATTCATAATATTACCCGCAAATGCTGCCTTCATTTTTTCCCCAAAATCTGTTGTAAATTTTGTTGTTACTTCTGTTTTCTTTCCATACTGATCTATACTGGTGGCGCACTTATCTGTTGCTTTTTCAGCCTCTTTCAGATATTTCTCATTTTCCTGTAAAGCTTTATTGGACTTATCCAGTTCTTCTGTTGACTTTGATATTTTCGTCTCCCATGAAATAGTTCGTGATTCCGCTTTTTGCAGATTTAATTCTTGTTTTTTCAGAGCTTCTGAATATTTCTCAACTTCCTTCTGCTGCTTACTGTACTCTTTCGTATTCTTCTCTCCGGCTTCATCCATATCGGTCAAAGCTTTTTTTGCGTTTTCCAGTTTTTCTCTCAGCTGTTCAACCGCATTTTTCTGATCGTTATACGTTTTCTTTGAATTTTCTAATCCCGCTTTAGCTCTGGATAATTTTTCTGTATATGCTTGCTGCTGTTTTGTAAGAATCTCCTGCTTCGCTTTCAGTGCTTCCATTGAATTTGCATTATCACTGAACTGCTGTTTTACTCTTGATAATTCCGCTTTCAGAAGGCTCGCTTGTTTGCTGGCATTCGTCATTGCCTGGCTAAATTCCTGCTCGCCATCCAGTGCAAGTACAACTCCTATTTTCGGCATGTCTTTCTCCTTTTTTGCACAATAAAAGCACCTGCATCTCTGCAAGTGCTTTGTATACTTCCATATCTAACTACATATTTTTTTAGCCAGCCACCACAATGCGGCAAGTTCAATCGGCGTAATGATCAACTGTATTACAAATAACAAAATCGGCATCACTATCATCCCTTTCGTTAATATACGATTAATTTATGATATTTTCTCATATATTTTCTGAAAAATCAATAGTTTTTACCTCTTTTAGATTAAATCCAATAAATTATCTTCTTTCTTTTTCAACCCGTTCAATTCCAGGTATTCGTTATATATCAGGTAAAATTTCCGGAGAGTCATTCCGAAAATCTCGTTTTCTGTGTAATTTAAAATTTTGCATCCAATGTAAAGCAACCGGGCAACATTTACTGCCCGGTCTCTGCTTTTGGGTCGTCGTCCTCGTCATCCTCATCCGGTTCCGGATTTGAGATTCCGAATGCATTTAATACTTTCCATGCCACCTGTCTGTATATCGGAAAAGTAACCATCTCTCCAATTTCCTCTTCCGTGACTTTCGTCTCTTCGTTGCTCAACATGATAGACAGGATTTTCTTATATTCTTCTAAAATTTCATGAGACGTATTCCCATCTGCCGCTTCTACAAATATTGAAACTGCATCGTACAGTGCTTTGTTTGTCTCGCTCTGTATTTCGTCGATCTTATTGATGGTGAACAGAAGCTCGCGCTTCTGCCCACCCAGTTCAATCTCTATCCCTTTCGGTCTTAAATCACTCATTTACTGTTTCCTCTTTTACTTTGGCTTTTTCTTCCAACCATGCAATTACTTCTTTTTCTGTTGTGAATACAACTTTTTCCATAACAGCATTTTCACCGTTTTCCCCTACCGGCGTCGGGTATGCTTTTCCTTCAATGGTCGGAGTCTGGAAATCAGTAGTATCTCCTTTTGTCTGTGCCTCTTCGTTTGGTTCGGAATTCTGCACTTTATAGAGCCAGATTCCTGTGAAGGATACAACATTGTTCTTTTTTCTGCGTTTATAGAATCCCATTCCGAAATACGGTGCCACATCGTCAGTTCCCACTACCATTCTTTCCGGTGTCCCTTCCGCAGCTGCTTCGTAGTTGTGTCCGAGCAGTTCCGCCTGAACTTTCAGCGTGATATCGTCTACATTCAGAGATGTTCCCACATCTTTGATTGATTTGTCTGTCTCTGCCACTCCATCATCCGCATACAGTTCCACATCATTTTTATTTGGCGTTCCTGTGAACTGAATAGCTTTTCCTACCACAAAGCCTTTCTCGTACGTTCCATCTTCCTTCCATTTCGCTGCTACTGGGTACTTCATTCCTACGTGTGCCATAATTTACTCCTCCAATTCTTCATCATTTTCTATATCGCAAATAAATACGATATGTCTTACTTTGTTTCCCGGTTCCACAAATCCATCCACTTTTGGATATGTGAATCCATTTTCGTGTAACATTTTCCGGATTTTTTTCTTTCCGGAAAGATAATTTTTTGTAACCGGCAGAATCCAATGGATCTGCATATGTGCTGTATCACCAATTGGAACATCATCGGCATATTCCGTTGCCTCGTCTGTGTCAAGGTTGAATGTGATGTACTCTTCTTCCTCTCCGGTGTGGAAATCCTCACTGATTGGTAATCCGAAATCTTTCAGGGCATTTCGGACTTTCTGATTGATCGTCACAGTTTTTCAACCTCCTCGCTGATTACACGTTCCATTTCTTGAATGCAAGCGCTTTGTGCGCTGCTGATTGCCGTCTGTCTGACCGGGTGCGGTGCCTGGCCGTGCGAAGATACGCCATATTCCAGATACGCCATCTTCTCCACATTTCTCAAGCCATTTTTGTCTTTTCCTTCCGGTTTCACAACCGAAAACACGCCCATGTCATTCTCTTTCGCCTTTGTGGCTTTGATTGATCCGGCAAGTTCTCCTGTTGCGTAGCCTCGATTTGTAGCTGATGATACTGCCGACCTGAGTGATTTTTCCAAAATTGGCGCAGCTTTATCAACCGCTTTAATCGCCATTTTCTCCGGTTCTGCAAGCTTTTTCATGAGTTTGTCCAAATCGTCAAACCCTTCGAGAGAAATGTGTGCCATCCGATCACCGTCCCCTCTCTCGCTTTTTGCAGGTCAGGACTACTGTTCCGGCTTTATTTTTCCGGAACGTTCTCTGGATATCATATACTTCTCCTGTCGCTTCGTCTCTCAAAAACGACTGTCCAGAATAATTGCATGCTATGATTTCAATATTCTGATTGGCCGAATATCCAAGCTGATTTGCAAGGGCCTCATCATCCCTGGTGAGGTCTGTGAAGTTGGCCGGGATGCCTCCCAGCCACTCATATTGCGTATCCACCGGGAATCCATCATCGTCCAGAGATTCCATTTTCTTTAGTGGTAAGCTGATGCTATGATTCCACATCCGTTTCCACCTCCATTGTCAGACGGAATACTTTTTTGCGGTACAAATCCATATACCGGTTGGTGTCCGTTCTGTCGTTCCCGATATTCGCTTTCACATAAAATGTCACTGCTGTAATGACACCTGCTGCTTCAGCTTCAATCACATTTTCCGGCACTCCAGATGCCTTCATGTCATCTTTGCAGTCATCGATATACAGCTTGATATCCTCATCATAAATCGTGATCGCTTCGGCAATCCCACATCTCTTTTTAATCAATTCCAGCATATCTTCACCGCCTTATCCCTGCTGTGCCAGATATTCTTCAATGATATCCGCTTTGACAGTCTTAGTAATGCTATAGCCTCGCTCTGCGGCGGAAGCTTTGATTTCTGCAATTGTCATTTTGCCAAGTTCCTCCGCCGACAGGCGGCTGTCATCGCTATAGCTTTCTATTCCCCCGTTACAGTCTCATCTTCAAGTTCGATTTCACCGTATACGATGGCTTCCAGATCTTTCGGCTGCACATCTTCTCTCTCGATTGCACGATAGAGGGTTAAGTCTTCCTCGAATGCGTTCAGGTCTCCAACAGCTGCAATGTTAGATGTGATAATACTGGTCTGGTTTCTGTCGAAGAATTTAATCGCTTCTTTCAGATCTCCAATAATCACCGGAATCTTTCTTTTACCCTGTGTCGCAACATCAGATGGCATATCTGCATTTGGGATAACTTTGATTGGTACAATCGTTGCTCCTGCTCTCAGCTGCATTACCGCAGGCTCTGTCGGGTTTGGCTGCAGAAGGTCTCTTCCATTTGCATCTTTCAACGTGTCAAGATACTGCATACCATCATCGTTTGTGATGATTTTTGACGTCGCTTTAAACGCCTGTCCCAGCGTAACATTCAGTGCTTTTTTGATATCATCCAGTCCGCTGAGTGTTGTTTTTCCTTTCTTTGCTGCTACTTCCAGAATCAGCTTATTTCTTGTCACCCTGGACTCATCTCCGATCCACGCAATCAGTGTTCCGGCGATATTTGCATCGGAATCATCTAAAAGCTCATTTGTAACCGGGAAGTATCCGGCATATTTGGCGATCTCGTAATCTATCCGTTCGAACTGCGGTGTCTTTCCACCTGGAATCTTACCGCCCTCTCCCACTTTGGTGAATCCTGTCTGCTGTGCACGTTTTTTATATGTTCTGGATCCTTTTGAAGTCGTAACTTTTTCTACATCAACCTCATTGATCAGAGATGCTTTTGCTTCTCTGTATTCGTTGATCTGTGTCTGGATATCTTCCGGAACGGTGTATCCGCCATCCGCTTTAGAACCTTCCGACATCGAATCCTGAAATCCTCTTCTGGCAGCATCGGCAAACTCTTTAACCGCGTCTTTTGGTCCATCTTCTCCGGCCGGTTTCATCGTTTCCGGCTTTCCCCCTTTGTTCTCCAACTGATCTTTCAGTTTGTCTGCATTGCTGTCGTCAATATCTTTCAGCAAGTCGAATTTCTGCTGTAATTTTTTCAGCTCTTCTTTTTCTTTTGCGGCATCTTCCAGTTTTCCATCTTCCGCCAGACTCTGAACAAGGGATTTCTTCTCATTGATCGAATCTAATAACTCCAATAATTTTTTATTCATGACCTTTTCTCCTTTTTCTTTGTATTAAAAAAGACCCTAAACCCCGTACAGGTCAAGATCCTTTAATAACTCCTCTTTTTTCTTTGCATCATTTTCCAGTTTCTCTTTTTCTTTGGCTACGCGCTGATAGATCTCCGGCGTGAGCCTCAGCCCTTCAAAAGCATTGGTAAGTATCTTCTGTTCCGGCTGTATGATTTCATCAATAAATCCATATTCCAGCGCCTGATCAGCTGTGATCCACGTCTCTTTGTCCATGATTTGCAGTATTTCTTCCACCGGTCGCCCTGACTTTGTTGCGTAGGCACTGGACATTGATCGGTTCAATGTCTGTAACATACCGGACGCCGCATCCATGTCATGGTAATCGCCGGATACTCCCCGGCAGGTTACATTGTGGATCATAATCGTCCCAACCGGACTCATTTTCACAGTTCTGCATCCCATTGCCGCCACTCCGGCTGCCGACGCAGCAAACGACTGAATGATCGCTACTGAATTCTCCACAGCATTTAATATGCTATACAGTTCCTGTCCGGAAGCAACATCTCCGCCATAAGAATTAACCATGACATCCAGACGCTCCCCCGGTATCATGGCTGCTATGATGTTTTTTGCATCATTTGGACAGGTAGAGTCCCATTCCAACCAATCGTAGATCCATTTGTAATCGTTTGGAATGATATCGCCTTTAAGCTCCAGAATCGCCATTTCCTTCTCCTCCTTTCTCATATTGCTTGCCTACATCCGTAATTGGAATGTAATTTCCATTTACCATCAGAATATCACCGCCTTCCGCCCACGGCATATCC